ACTCACATGGCATGACAGGCGTACAGAGTATGACTCGTACTGCTTCAGGGATGTCGATGCTGTTAGGTGCAGCATCATTAAATATTAAAACTGTTATCAAGAATCTTGATGACTTTTTATTAAAGCCTTTAGGAGAGGCATACTTTCAATGGAACATGCAGTTCTTAGAAAGTAAATTAAATGTCGAAGGTGATTTGGAGGTTAGAGCTACAGGCACAAATAGTCTGATGCAGAAAGAAGTTCGTAGTCAAAGATTAACAATGTTCTTACAGACTGCACAGAATCCTGCTATAGCTCCGTTTATTAAGATTAATAAACTTATTAGTGAACTTGCTTATTCTTTGGATTTAGATCCAGATGAGTTAATAAATGATCCAGAAGAAGCTGCTTTAATGGCACAAATCATAGGACTACAAAATAATGTTGGACAAGCAACTGGCGAAGAGGCTGGCCCCGATAACCAAGAACAAGGAGCTATGGGAGGCCCTCAAGCTGCACCTGAACAAGCTCAAGAACTTGGAGTTACAGGTACTGGTGGCGGCAACATCGGAACTGGAGATGTACCGCAGCCAGGGGAAGATGAATTTGCTGGCTAAGTTAGAAAGCTTACCAGAACAAGTTGAAGAGGCTTTGACTAGAAAAGAACAAGACGAGTTCTCTACTTAAATATAAAGGCAATGGAGCATACAGAATAATATGATAAGTTTATTATCTAAGGCAGCAAAGGGAGGAATAAAACTTTTCAAAAAATATGATGGAAAGTTTGAAGAATTCTTAGATGAAGCTCAAGGTATTGATAATAGAGTAATAGGAGAAACTCCATCAGGAAAGCCTAAATATGTTACTTCAGGAGCTACTGCGATAAATAGAGGTGCTGTAGTTGGTACAGATAGAACAAAAGCTTTTGGAAATACTAAAGCTGTTAAAGGAGGCGTATATACTTTAGGAGGTTTAGGGCTTGTACAGACTATATCATCTTTACTGGCAGATGATGAAGGGGAAGAAGAAGAATTTACTTTTGAGTTTAAAGGACGTGCGCCTAGTTCCTTTACTAAAGGAAAGAACCTTTATAGCATAAAACAACTTCCTGAAGAAGGTGCTTCTGTTATTGAAGGTAATGATTTTACAATGTACAGTAACTCTCAACTAAAGCGAGAAGCAATAAACGCTAAAGGAAAAACTTTTAAGTTTTCTGGAAATGGTAAAAGATATAATGCAAGTAAAGTTTTAAATACTTTTGAAAGTATGGAAGGTCAAGAGTTCGAGTATTTTAACGAAGAAAGAGAAGGTTATCCTGTAGGAGGCGAAGCGAAAGAACCTACAAAAAACACATTTTGGCGTCAGGCAAAAAAGGTAGAACCTATAGACAGGGACAGCGAAGAGTGGAAAAATATGTCACCTGAAGCAAAAATGATACAACAAGCACGAGAAAATAATAAGAAGCCCAATCTCAATCAAGGAATCATTAATAAAATATTAGAAAGTAAAAGAGCAGAACCTGTAGACAAGGACAGCGAAGAGTGGAAAAATATGTCACCTGAAGCAAAAATGATACAGCAAGTACGAGAACTTGATGATCCCGACCCAGGATTTGTAATGGAATCGAATCGTTCTCAGAATGATTGGGTTATAGGACAGTTAAGAAAAAATGATGTTTTAACAAAAATTTTTAACAATGCGACTCAACGAAAATCTTATAGTGTAGGTAGTAAGATTGTACATCTTGCAGGTAGACTTGCAGAAAAGGCAACGAGTCGTGGTAAGGACACCTTTTTAAGACGAGAGTTTCTTCGTGAAATGTCTGAAGATCCTGAATTTGATCAGGCAATAAATGATCTTCCTGAAGAAGATTATAATAAACTTATGGATGAAATAGGTTTTGATTATGACATGGGTACAGGAGCTTTGTCTTCTAATTTAGGAAGAGCGCAGAATCTTGATCCTGAAATGGCTGCAAAAAACTATATGGATTTTGGAAGCTTTGAAAATATTAAAGAATATTTAACTACCCGAAATCCTAGTGAAATAAGAATATTTATAAAAACTTTAGAAGATAATGCAGCTACTGAAACAGATAAACGCATTATTACGGCAGCAGAAAGAATACTGACCGATATGACTGAATTAAGAGTTAGGGCATCCCAAGGTGCTAGAGGTGAAACTAGATCAGAAGAACTTAAAAGAGAGCTGACTAAAGAAGATTTAGATATGCCTTATACAGGTAGATTAACTCCTGAAGAAGAAGAAGTTGTAGGAGTCTTTCCTACACAAGGACAAGTTCTTCAGCTTAGAGCACAACAAGAAATGCTTGAGGAAAAAAGACAGCGGGAAAGTGTTAGAAGATATAATGCAGAAAGAGGAAACTCACTTGCTGAAGGTGGAATGCCAGTAGATACTTATCCAAATATTCCACCGGAAGAAATGGATGAGGCAATGGCTTCACAACTTCCAGATCAAGAAATGGAAGATAGCTATATAGATTTCATTATGGATAACTCTCTTACAGATGAAGATAAAGAATATTTAGCAGTAAAACTAGACGAAGATCCAAGATTATCAGAAATCTTAGATAATATAGTTTTAACCGCAGGAGAATTTTCAGGTGCTGGCGAAGTAGACGGCCCTGGAACTGGTGTGTCAGACTCAATACCAGCCCGATTATCGGATGGCGAGTTTGTAATTACCAAAAAGGCGACCGACCAAATAGGTGCAGACAACCTCCAAACAATGATGGATGATGCTGAACGTGCCTACGATGGTGGTTATCAAATGAAGGCAGTGGGAGGATATATGTTTGACGATCAAGAGCAGTCTGAAGTTGCTTCGCCAAGTATCATTGACGAAGAAATTAAGAAAGCTATGATCAGATCTAATAAAATTCCAAGTCTTCAATAATTCGGCTACCTTGGTAAGACAAGCCCCATATAACTTGACGGAGTTAAAAATGGCTACCTTGCTAAAACACAAGCCCCGAAGGAGAAACGAGAATGTCCGAAGTACAAGTAGAGGAGCAAGAATCAAATCCATATAACGCCAAGAAAGCTTGGCATCAACCAGATCCTCCTAGTAGAGGAGATGCAGATGGATTATTTTTTCAAGAACAACAGGCTACCCCCGATGAAGAGGCCCCTGATGAAGCTCCTAAAAAACAAACCAACTATAAGAAAAGGTATGACGATCTAAAGAAACATTACGATCAAAGATTGGGAGAATTTAAACAAAGGGAAGAGGAGTTAGTAGCACAAGCTCAAACTGCTCAACCTGCTTATCAACCTCCAAAAACAGAGGAAGATATAGAAGCGTTTAAACAAGAGTATCCTGATTTGTATAATACTGTTGAGACTGTAGCTCATATACGAAGTCAACAAGAAGTAGCAAATCTTCAATCGCAACTTCAATCGTTACAACAACGTGAGTCTGAAGTAATGCGTAAAGAAGCTGAAACTACTTTGCGTGACAGACATCCTGATTTCGATGATATTAGGACATCTGATGGCTTCCATGATTGGGCAAAAGAACAGCCTGAACAAATACAAGATTGGGTATATAACAATCCTGATAATGTTGCTTTAGCATCAAAAGCTATTGATCTTTATAAGTTGGAAACAGGTACAGGACAAGCTCGATCTAAAAAACAGCCCAGAGCTAATAGCGGATCGGCAGCAGATATTGTTTCAACTAAAACAACTAATGTTGATCCTCAACAAGCTAAAATATGGACTGAACGGGAAATTGCCGCTATGTCTTTAGACCAGTTTGATAGACATCAAGAGGAAATCGAACAGGCCATGCAAGAAGGCAGAGTGGTTAAATAACAACTTTGTGTTTATGGGAGTAAACAACTATGGCTTATAATCAAAGCGACCAGTTTTTTGAACCGAGTACAGATACCAATGCTAACTTTGGTAACTCTGTTGCGGGTCAAACAAACTCATTCTTTTTACCGAAAGTATATTCTAAACAGGTTCTCAACTTTTTCCGTAAAGCGTCAGTAGCAGAAGCTATTACGAATACGGATTATGCTGGTGAGATCTCTGGTTTTGGTGACACGGTAAGAGTAATTAAAGAACCTGAAATTACTGTTTATCAGTATGAAAGGGGACAAGATGTAACAGCAACTAAATTGACTGACCAAGAGGTTAGTCTGATTGTTGATACTGCAAACGCATTCAAGTTTATTGTAGACGATATTGAAACAAATATGTCTCATGTTAACTTCCGTGACGTTGCAACTTCTTCAGCCGCTTACGCTTTGCGTGATGCTTTTGATGAAGGTGTAATTGCCACTATGTTTGCAGGTGTATCTGCTGCATCTCCGAACCATATTCTTGGTTCTGACAGTGCCACTGACTTGGCTGCTGGTACTTTTGACGGTACTGGTAATCTTGACGTTGGTTTCGGAACTAGTGAACACGATCCTATTGATGTTCTTTCTCACATGGCTCGTCTGCTTGATGAGTCTAATGTGCCGGAAGAAGGACGTTGGTTCCTAGCCAATCCTGAGTTCTATGAGCAGCTTGTACAAAGCAACTCTAAGCTCCTCAGTGTTGACTATAATGCTGGACAGGGTTCCATCCGTAATGGATTGGTAAGCTCTGGTAAGTTGCGTGGATTTGATATGTACAAGACTAATAACATTGCCTCTACTACTAATGCAGCAGGTAAATGTATAGCTGGTCATATTTCTTCAACGTGTACTGCACAAACTATCACTAGCACAGAGGTCATTCGTGATCCTGATAGCTTTGGTGATATTGTTCGTGGTCTTCATGTCTATGGCGCGAAAGTGCTGCGAGGTGAAGCATTGGTTTCTGCCTTCTATGGCATCGACTAAACCACAATCTTGGTTGGGGGCTGAAATATGCCCCCTTTCCTTTTAGGAGTTTTTATGGCTACAGTAGGTTCTGAAGAAAGTCCCTTAATGATTAAAGGACAGCGTAAAGGTAAGGTTCTTGGCATGACAGGAAGTTTTTATAAACCTGAAAATAAAGAAAAGTATGACGAAAATTATGATAGAATTTTTGCAAATAAATCAGAATTTGATATAGCTAGATTAAAATCTAAAACATTTTCAATGGAGCAAGATTAAATAAAATGGAAATTAGTTCTATTTCTAATACACCTTTAGTTTCTTGGCAAAAAATAGCTTTTCAGAAACAAGAAAGTCTTCGTACAGGCGGGGAAGGTAAAGTTATTAAAGAAATTGTTGAATCAATAGAACCTCTTCTTTACTTACAAAAGGATGGTAAGGTAGAAGTACAAAAACTTCCTAGCTCACATAGAATAATAAATCTTCTTGTTTAAGGAGAAGAACATGGTTTATAAAGAAACTGAAAAAAATCAAGATAAAGTGTCTTCTAATAACTCATTAGAAAGTAACACAACAACAAACTTTAATAAAAGTGAATATACTTCTATTAGACAAATGGAAGAACATTGTGGAAGTAAACTAACTAACAATAGTTTAACATAATATGGCAACTTATCTTGAATTAACAAATGAACTTCTACGGGAAATGAATGAAGTTGAATTAACTTCAGGAAGTTTTACTAGTGCTACAGGTATTCAAGCACACGTTAAAGATGCAATTAATAGATCTTATTTAGACATTGTTAATGAAGAACCTCAATGGCCTTTCTTGGCTTCAAATCTTAGTGGAACTACAGATCCTTTATATGGTAATGTATCTGTTGAAACAGTTGCAGGTACTCGTTGGTATTTATTAAAAACAGGAAGTTCTTCTTTTACTACAGATTTTGGATATATTGATTGGGATAATTTCTATTTAACTACGGTAGGTGTCAGTGGTGAGTCTGCACCTTACGAAGCTCGAAACTTACGATTTACAACTATTGAAGAATGGAAAGATTATTTTCGTGTTTCTGAAAATTTAGATGATGCAGATACTCAAAATTACGGAGTACCAAAAAGAGTTATTAAAAGTCCTGATAACAGGAAGTTTGGTTTAAGTCCTATACCTGATCAAGTATATAAAATTTATTTTTACGCTTATGTTCTTCCTACTGAACTTTCTTTATTTGGAGATGAAACAGTTTTTCCAAACATATATAATCCGGTACTTTTAAATAGAGCAAGATATTATATTTATCAATTTAAAGAAAGCCCACAATTTTCTGCATTTTCTTTAGAAGATTATAAAAAAGGTTTAAGGTTAATGAAATATAATTTAATGACTCCTGAACCTACTATTATAAAAGATGACAGGATGAGGTTTGTTTAGTGTCGCAGCCTTATGGATTAGCTTGTGCTGGAGGGCTTCATACAAGTATAAATGAAATAGAAGCCTTAAAGCAACCAGGAATAGCAACTAAGTTAACAAACTTTGAAGTTGATACAGATGGTGGTTATAGAAGACTTAGTGGGTACACTGCTTTTGGAGGAGGCTCTGCTGCTAGACCTAACTCTACTAATAAAATATTAGGACTTCAAGTTTATGCTGACGGTGTAATTGCTTGTTCAGGAACTAATATTTATTTTAGTCAAGATGGAACAAGTTGGTTGCAATTAAATAGAGCAAGTGTTTCGGCAAGTGGCGATAACTATACTGCATTTACAGGTAGATCTGTAGCTGCTAGAACTAGTCAAGGACAACCTACTTTTGCACTCTTTGAAGGTATCCATGATTACGGCTTAGTTTTAATCTGTGATGGTGCGAATAAGCCTTTCTTTTTTCGAATGGAAGGTACAGGAGATTTAAATACCAGAACATTTTTTGCAGGTGAAGTCACTGTTTCTAGTACACTAGCTCCTTCTGTAGGTGTTGTACATGATAAGCATTTTGTTGTTGGTGGAGCAGACACAGCCGATAATGTAATTTATTATAGCGGAACTAACGATCCTGATGACTTTACAAGTACAGGATCAGGCAGTATAACTTTAACAGATAAAGTTATAGGTCTTGCAAGTTTTCGTGATGATTTAATTATATTTTGTAATAATAGTATATTTAAATTAATTAATATAAATAATTCAAGTACAATTGCTATTGTTCCTATTACTGAAAATGTTGGATGCATGAATGGGAATACTATTCAAGAAATAGGTGGCGATCTAGTATTTTTAAGTCCTGATGGACTTCGTACTGTAGCAGGTACAGCAAGAATTGGTGATACAGAACTTGGAGTTATTAGTAATCCAATACAGTCTGTAATTAAAGATATAGCTCCTAATATAGATAACTTTACTATATGCACAGCTATTTTAAGAAATAAGTCACAGTATCGTCTTTTTTATAATGTAGATGCTACTTTAAATAATAGTGCAAAGGGACTTATAGGTACATTAACTAGGCAAGGATTTCAGTATAGTCAGACTGAAGGTATAAAAGCAACAGCTATTACTTCTGATTTTGATAAAGATGGAGTAGAGCAAACATACCACGGAGATTCTGATGGGTATGTTTATAACCATGATGTAGGAAATCATTTTACTCCTGGCGGAACTGCGGCTAATATTAGAACATCTTATAAAACACCTAATTTAGACTTTGGAGATTTTGGAACTAGAAAAACATTACGTTATGTAAAAATTTCTATAACTCCTGAAGGAACTGTACAACCTACATTAAGAGTTAGATATGATTATGAAGATCCTAATTTAGCTCAGCCATTAGACTATGTGTTTGATGTAGAAATACCTCCACCTAGTATATTTGGATCAGCTTTATTTAATGGAAATGTTTTTGGTGCTACACCAGATCCTTTAGTAAGAAAAGCAGTCCAAGGAAGTGGTAATACTGTAAGTTTTATTATAACAAGCGATGATCAATTATCGCCATACACGTTAAATGGATTATATGTAGATTATAGTCCTACAGGAAGGAGATAAAGTATGGCTCTTGGCTATACCAGACAAAGTACATTTTCAGACGGCGATACAATAACAGCAGCGTTATTTAATAATGAATATAATCAATTAGTCAATGTTTTTGCATACAGTACATCTGATGGAAGTTCTGGTCACAGACATGATGGTACTGCTGCTCAAGGTGGTGCAATACCTTTAATAGGTGATTTAGATTTTCTTAATAAAGTTGCAATAGACTCTTCAAATAATAGAGTTGGAGTTTTTGTAGAAGTTTCTGCGGCTGCTGTAGAGCAAATAAGAGTACAAGATGGATCTGTTATTCCTGTTACAGATAATGATATTGATCTCGGTACTAGCTCTTTAGAATTTAAAGATTTATATATAGATGGCACAGCTAATATAGATAGCCTTACTTTAACGTCAGGTGCAACTGCTACATCTATTGCTGATGAAGATGATATGTCATCTAATAGTGCAACTGCTTTAGCTACACAACAATCAATAAAGGCTTATGTAGACGCGCAATTAACAGCATCAGATCTTGATTTTCAAGGAGATTCAGGTGGAGCATTAAGTATTGACTTAGACTCTGAAACTCTTGATATTGCTGGTGGCACTGGTATAGATACTTCAGGGTCTAGTAACACTCTTACAGTTGCTATTGACTCTACTGTAGCAACTCTTACAGGTTCTCAAACATTAACAAATAAAACTTTAACTTCTCCTGTTTTAAATACAGGTGTGTCTGGTACAGCAGTTCTTGATGAAGATGATATGTCATCTGACTCAGCTACAAAACTTGCTACACAACAATCTATTAAAACTTATGTAGATACACAAGTAGGAGCAAGTTCAAGTAGTACGGCAAGTTTTGCAAACATGGATGTTACTACAAGTTTGCAAATACCTGACGGTACAACAGCTACAAGACCCTCTAGTCCTACGGTAGGTAATTTTAGATATAATACTACAACTGGAGGCTTTGAAGGTTATGGGGCTTCTGGTTGGGGTGTAATAGGTGGTGTTGATGATGGCTCTATTACTTCAGCAAAGTTAGATACAAATTTAGATTTAACTGGTGTAATGACAGCCGCTACATTTGAACCAGATGGAGATACGGCAGCAAGTGATACTGCTGCAATAGGATACACTGCTGCTGAAGGTTTGATACTTACAGGACAAGGCTCTACCTCAGACGTTACTTTTAAAAATGACGCTGATGGCGAAGTTTTAACAATTCCAACGGGCACAACGAACATTGATATTGTTGGAGATGTTACAGCAGCAACGGTCAATGCAGACGGGGACACTTCTTCTGGCGACAATGCTGCGATGGGATATACCGCTGCCGAAGGTTTGATCCTTACAGGTCAAGGTTCTACTAATGATGTAACAATAAAAAATGATGCAGATGCAGATGTTCTTGAAATTCCAACAGGAACAACAAATGTAACTATTGCTGGTACGCTTGGAGTAGCTGGTGGCTCAACTAATGGAGTTGAGTTATCTCAAGGTGCAATTTCACTTAAAAATGGTGGGGCACAATCAAAAATAGATTTTTATTGTGAAAGCTCTAATGCTCATTATACAAGAGTACAGGCAGCACCTCACTCTAGCTATTCAGGAAATATTACACTTACGTTGCCAGCTAGTGATGGAGATGCAGACCAGTTCTTACAAACAGACGGCTCTGGTGTAATGAGTTGGGCAACTGCTGGTGGAGCCTATACTGCATGGGCGCAAAAAACTTCAGACTTTACAGCTTCTGCGGGGGATCAATTACTTTGTATTCATGCAAGTACAGCGTTTACTATAACATTGCCAGCAAGTCCATCAGCAAATGACACAGTGGTTATTTCAAATGCTGGTGCAGCTACAGTCACCGTGGCTCGTAATAGCAGTAACATTAATTCAACCGCCTCCGACTTCACGCTAGTGCAGGGTACTTCAACTCAGCTAGTTTATGTGGACGGTACTATCGGCTGGTTTGAGATTTAAGGAAAAAATATGGCGTCATTAGGTAAGTCTACTTCCCCGATTGGTGGGGTTTTAAAAGCTACGGCAAGTGGGTCAATTGCCAATGGTAAAGCTTGTATTTTGAATTCTGACGGAACGGTATCACAAGCGGCTTTAACTGAGGGAATGGCAATAAACTTTTGTACAAACTCTGATTTGTATACATATTTCTTAGCATCTCCATACGATGCGTCTACCACAGTAGATGGAAGTTATTATGCTTCTGCTCAAAATGGTAATTATCGTTCGACTACTGGTTCACAGCTCAGCGCAAATACAGACTCATGTCAAGACATTAGCTTTAAGTCCGACGGCACAAAGTTTTTTGTTTCAGATTATGGTGCTGACCACACTGAAGGGTGGATAGGTGAGTACACACTCAGCACAGCTTGGGATATTAGAACTCTATCGTTTGTTGATAGGTACGACATTTCGAGCAAAAATGTTTATCCGTATGGACTATTCGTTAAGCCAGATGGAACAGAGGCTTACATAGCTGGTTATGGGGCTGGCGATGATTTAGATCAGTGGACTTTGAGTACAGCTTGGGACATCTCTACGGCAAGTTTTACGAGAACTCACGCTGTTACAGAAACTGATGAGTATAGAGGGGGCATAGCTTTTAAACCTGATGGCACAAAAATGTATATTGCAGGAGGCATCTATGGTAATCCCGACACTCACGACAAGGTATACGTGTATAGCTTGAGCACTGCATGGGATATTTCTTCGGAAACTTATGACAGTGTTGCATTAGATTTCTCGTCGTATGGAGATATGATACACGCCATACTTTTTAATAATGACGGAACTAAGCTGTATCTGTGGGACCACAGTGGACAGAACATGATTATTTATTCGATGAGCACTGCATACGACTTATCAACAGCTAGTTTTGTCTCAGAAGTAAATACCTACACTAACCAAATTTTGGGAATGGCTTGGGGTGCTGCCGGAAGTGCAAATAACACAAACTTTATAGGCATATCTGACGGGGCATACACCAATGGTCAAACAGCAAAAATTAAAGTCATCGGGGCAATAGACACTAACCAGTCTGGGCTGACACCCAACGCCTTGTGTTATACAAATGATGCAGGAACTATTGTGTCGAGTGCAGGTGGGGCCACAGTAGGACTAGCTTTATCTCCGACTAGTGTATTAATCAAAGGCCCCTACGACATGTTGTTTGATTAGAGGAGATAAAATATGCCAGTCTTAGGAGTAGGAAGTGGAGTTGTTGGGGGGATTTACCAAGCGACAGCTAGTGGTGCGATAGCTCACGGCAAAGCTTGTATTATTAATTCTGACGGGACAGTAACACAGGCTGCGGCAGTGGCTGGTGGAACTCTTCATATTCAGCATTATTATTATATATACTCGTATTCTTTAGCAACTCCTTTTAATACGTCTGCCACAACAGAGGGTACTTTTTACGACTCAAATAGTTCTTCTAGTTATGATTTCTATAATAATCACAGTGCCTCATCCTCAAATTTTAATGGTGCTCATAGCTGGAGCAGTGACGGTACAAAGTTTTTTACTGCTGACAGTAATGCGGCAAATTCAAAAATACACGAATTTACAGCAACCACTGGTTTTGACGTTACAACGCTGAGTTATGTTGATGCGTATACTATTGGAGGTAAACACACATACCCAAGAGCAATGGATTTTAAACCTGACGGAACAGAAGTTTACGTATCCGGTAGGTTCGATTCAAACGTACATCAATGGACTTTGAGTACAGCATGGGATATTTCTACTGCGAGTTTTACAAGAACATTTGATACAACAAGAGATGATAATCAACAGGGGCTTCGGTTTAAACCTGATGGTACTAAAATGTACGTTACTGACCGTACTAATGACCAAGTAGACCAGTACACATTAAGCACAGCATGGGACATTTCAACTGCAAGTTTTGATAGCGTTAGCTTAGATGTTTCCTCGTATGATGCACTTCTAAGAGATGTTGTTTTTAATGATGATGGTACTGAAGTGTTTATTGCGGGTGGGAGTAGTCCATCTATAATTGATTACACGTTAAGTACTGCATACAACCTATCAACAGCTAGTTTTAGAAGTGAAACTAACCCTGGTGGTACTATCCCTTACGGCATTTCTTTTAGTGACGGTGGAAACTGCAACAATGACAATTTTATAGGAATCTCTCAGGGTGCGGTATCAAATGGTGAAGTAGCCTCAATTAAAGTAATCGGAGGAATTGATACAAACCAGTCAGGATTAACCCCAAATGCTCTTTGCTACACAAACAATTCAGGAACTATTGTTTCAGCATCGGGTGGTGCAACAGTAGGGTTGGCTTTGTCACCAACCTCAGTGTTGATAAAGGGCCCATACGATATGTTATTCGACTAAAGGAAATAAAAAATGACTAATTTAATACGGGTGATGGTCGATGGTGCTGCCAAAGATTTTAACTCATTAGAAGCTGCTAAAACTGCATATCCAGATGGTGAATATCTTGTTGTCACTGACCAATCACCAGCCGCTAAAGCAGCTATAGCCGCTAAAATTGTAAGGCAACGAGAGTGGCGGGACAGTGAATTAACTAGAACAGATGTGTTGTCGCTGTTAACGGATCATCCGCAAAAAACTGAGATTGCAGCGTACAGGGTTAAACTTAGAGACTGGCCTAGCACCAGTGATTTTCCTCTTACGCGACCTACATTAACTTAGTAATAGTTGAGACTTAAATATTCTATGAAGACAGAAATGGAAGTAGCCTTAGAAGCTCTGGATAGAATAGAGCGTCACGAAAAAGAATGTGGAGAGCGTTGGGCAGAAGCAATTGTAGAATTACGATCTCTCAAAGTAACAACAGAGAAACATGCTGCTAGGTGGGAAAAACTTGCTTGGCTTGTTATAGGGGTAATGGTTACATCATGTGCAGGAATAATATTCACAGGTTAAAATATGAATAAAGTAAAAAGATCTTTGCGAAAAAAACGCCATGCTGGAGGTATAGGTGGTTCAGGAAGTGGTCAAGCACATGAAGTAACGTATGACCAAAACAACCCAAGCGGCGGGACAACATTTACTCCTCACAATCCTAATGACCCAGGACATGACGGTGGTAATGACGATGGTGGTGATGACGGTGGTAATGACAATGGTGGTGGTGATGACGGTGGAGGAGGTCCTCCTGTTTCAATACCTAAAGATCCTAGAGTAGGATATGTAACTTCTACTCAAGAAAAAGGAAAGCCTCCTAAAGTAGATATACAACGCGGAGTTCCTTTTACGGTTCAAAAATCTCCGGTAGAAAAAGTAGGAACGACAACAGATTTACCAGCAGTTAATATGGCTGCTCCTGAAGACGCTACAGAAAAAAATATAACAGCACAAGAATTTACAGGAGAAGGGTATACTGCTAAAACGGCTCCAACTCCTAAAGAATATACAACTGCAACATATAACGCTTTTAAAGCTGAGGAAATAGGGCCAACTAAAGCTGCTCAAGGTAAAGTTACTAGAGTAGCTGAAGCAGATGGTCCTGAATTAACTGAACGAGCAAAGGCTGCTGAAAGAGTCAGACCTGACGAACGGGAAGCACTTGCTAAGGACGAAGTGTTTGATGAAGATTTAAGATCTCAAGTAGATAAGGTAACTGGTCAAACAGTAAAAGTATCACCTACTCGGGAAGCTGAACTTAAACAAAGAAGGATAATAACTGGGGAACCTGCTCCTGATGGAGAACCTGCTGAAATTTTATCTTTATATAATTTCGATAAAGCTCAACAAAGAGAAATAAGAGGTGCAGAAGCAAAGGCTAAAGTTCTCAGCGATTTAAAAGAACAAGGAATTCCTGATGATGTTGCTGCTGATTTAGCTGATGATCCAGAAAAACTTGCTGCTGCTGCTGATAGTTTAGATGATGGAATTAAAACTAGACTTTCAGGACTTCCTAAAGAAGCTTTAGTTAGCACTCAGATGGAATCCTTACTTGCTGGAATGGAGGAAGGTAAAACTCCTTCGTGGGCTAAACCTGCTTTGGCTGCGGTAGAGGCTAATTTAGCTCAGAGAGGTTTAGATGTTTCTACTGTAGGTAGAGATGCACTTTTTAATTCTATTATTCAAAGTGCTATACCTTTAGCTCAAAGTAATGCTCAAGCAATTCAAGCTGCAACTTCACAAGATAAGACTATAGCAGGACAGTTCTTAATAAAGAATGCTGAATTTAAACAGCAAATGGAACTTGCTAATCTTTCTAATGATCAGCAAATGCGACTTGCTAATCTTACTGCTGAAAATCAAGCAGAGTCTGAAAATTTAAATGCTGCTCAACAAACAGAGTTAGCTAATCTTCAAACAAGGCTTCAGACTAATTTAAAACAAGCTGAACTTGCTGGTGCAATGAATCAATCACAGCTTAGTGTTGATCAGCAAAGAGCCGTAACTAATGCAATGACTGTTGCTAAAATAGATATGTCTAAATTTTCTACAGCACAGCAAGTAGAACTGTCTAATAGTAAATTTCTTCAGTCTGCTACTTTAACAGATTTTAATGCTAGACAACAAGAAGCTATGCAAAATGCTACAATGTTAGCTCAAATGGATTTAGCAACTGCTGATCAAAATACAAAATTAGCAATAGAAAATGCTAGAAACTTTTTACAGATGGATTTAAGTAATCTTTCTAATCGGCAGCAAGTTAATATTTTTGATCAGCAAATGAGACAACAAACAATGCTTACTAATGCTGCTGCTACTAATGCATCTAGGCAGTTTAATGCTACTAGTGAGAATCAAAAAAATCAATTTATGAAAAATATGGAAGCGCAGATGAATCAGTTTAATGCTACTTCTGTAAATCAAGCTAAACAGTTTAGTGCGGCAGAACAGAATAAAGCAAAAGCAGTAAATGCTGGTAATGTTTTAGCTGCTAGGACTGCACAAGCACAACTTAATACTCAAGTAGAGCAGTTTAACAGTCAAATGGATTTTAATAGAGATCAATGGAATGCTGCAAATAAACAAGCAGTTTTACAGTCTAATGTAGAATGGCGAAGAAAAGCTAATTTAATTGATACTGCTGCTCAAAATGCATCTAATCAAATGGCTGCACAAATGCAATTTAATTTGGATTCGGCTGAACAATCTTTTCTATGGCAAAACCTTAGAGATGAAGCTTCTTATATTAGACAGTCTTATGAGAACGAAGAACAAAGGAAAACTAGTTTATATGCAACTGCCCTCGGTAATGAAACATCTGCTGAGAAAGGTCATATGAGCACTAATAACTTAACAACTTGGATTGCTAAAATATTCGGTTAGTAATGAGGAATAAACATGGGGTTTTTTAAAAAATTATTTAAAGGCATTAAAAAGGTCTTTAAAAAAATTGGTAAAGGTATTAAAAAAATTGCTGGGAAAGTAGGTAAAGTTTTTGGCAAGTTAGGAATTGTAGGAACTATTGCTCTTGCATTCCTTGCTCCCTATGCGTTAGGAGCTATATCGACGTGGGCAGGAGGACTAGCAGCGTCGAGTAATGCCTTTGTCGCAGGATTTGGTAAGATGGTAGGTGCTGCAACAAAATTTATAGGTGGTGTAGGTAATGCTATAAAAGGTGTATCAGAAGCTGTTACTAGTACAGTTAGTAATATTGTAGGTAAAGTAGGTGGAGAGTTTTTACAGAAAATGGGAATTGACACCTTTATGGGAAAAGATCTTACTAATCTTGCTAGTTGGGGAGATATTTGGTCACAGACTCAAAGCTCATTTGCTGGAATTAAAACAGCGTTCACAGAGGGTGTTGCAAAACAAGCATCACTTTTTGAAACAGGAAGACTGGGTGATGTATTAAAAGCTCCTACTGATAAGTTTGTTAAATTAGGAGAAACTGGCGGTACTATTAATGTAGATGCAGGAAAAGTTCAACTAGATTCTCCTATAAATCCTAATGTAGATATAGGAAAATTACCATCTTCATTTGATACTTCTAATTTATCATCTTCATTTGATATTTCTAATGTAGGAGGATCTAAATTTAAAGTACCTACTGGAGCAGACTTATTTAGTCAGTCTAGTGAACAGATGTTTAAATTTCCTTCCCCTATAGATCCTAATTTAAATATAGGAGAATATGCTTCTAATTTACCAGACGCAGTAAATGTAGACTTACCTTCTCCGTTTGAAACTCCTGCCGAAAGGTTTTCTAGATTAGGAGAAACTGGTGGTACTATTGACGTAGACGCAACAAAAAATGTTTCTTTGTTAACTGTTCCTGAACAAACTTTACAAGGAAAAGGTTTTGCGCCACAAGCAAAGAAAGGGGGTATTGCTAGTGATATTGGAGGCAGGATAAAAGATAGGGCTATAGCTGGTATTGGTGATTGGGCTTATGATGCAATTACTGGTTCAACAGGAGATAATACTTCTGGATTTGGAGGAAATAGTATGCAACTCTTTGCAGAAGATCGGATTACTGGCGCGGAGCAGTTACCAGCATTTGGTATAGCTATGTCTAACCCTGTAAGTGATTGGGCGCAAATGATAGCAGAGGCACAAAGAATACCAACTGCATTTAGAGTAAACTATGGTCAAAATCAAATTCCAGCAGTAAGTTAATTAGGATTTTAAACTATGAGTGAATTATTAGACACTACTCCAGAACTACAAGAACATTTTTCAAGAATGGATGGTCCTATTCCTGGAGAAGGACTAACTAGTGATCCTGATGATCCTTATCCTTGGGAACAGCCTCCTGAATTTACTGTTCTTCAAGAAGCTATAGATTATTTATTTGTTACTTTAACAGAAGAAGCTAGTTATGAAGGTCTTGTAGAATCTGCTTTAGGCGGTGGAACTATTATGGAATTAACAAGGCTTGTTCTGTTTAAAGGATTTACAGAAGGAAAATGGAATGCAGATTTATTTCTATTGTTAGTAGAACCTACCGCTTATATGATCATGGGTATCCTTGAGAGAGCAGGAGTTAATGATTATATTGTAATGAATGATGATGATGAAGATTTATTTGGAGCAGAACTTTCTGGAGAAGTTAAAGAAAATTTAAATAATAAAGAAGCTCCTGATGACATAGTAGAACCAACTTCCCCTAGTTTAATGGCGAGACAATAAATGAGTGCTATAGAAGATACATATAGTGAGTTATCTGCTGCCGCACAAAATACAGCAGAAAAAAATAGAGACAGAAGAAATAGAAACCAACTAATAGGTTTAGCGGGAAATATTGCTATTGACTATTATAAACTTGGCATGGAAGAAAAAGTAGATGATTTCTTTAAAAATGCTGAAGTAGTTAAAGGACGTAATGTTTATAGCAAAGCTCAGAATTTAAATAAAGTTTATGGGGAACATGAAGCTAAAGCTGTCAGTTACGTTGGTGGAGAAGAACAGTATGTATATGATACTTTTGTTATGCCTTATGCTCAAAGAATAGCAGAGCAGGAATACGAAGGATGGGCTGAAGGGTATACTGATGAAAGTAAAGCTGAAGTATTAAAAGATTTTGCTAATAAATTTAAAGATGATATTTATAATCAATACAAAAATATTCAAGAATTAAGAAGTAAAGTAGATCTTTCTAAAAACTATGAAGACTTTATAGGAGATGCTAACGTATTTCCAGATAGTATGGGACAAGAATTAATTGGAAAAATATTTGGAAATAAAAAGAATAAAGCAGAAGTTCTTCTTGAATCAACAGAAAATGTTTTAAAGCAAATAAGTCCTGACATTTATGCATTGGGAGGCCAAGAAATCTTTCAACAAGATAGCTTTGATAATGCTAAAGATTATATGGAAAACTTTAAATCTGGTCTAACAGAAAAGTTTGAAAGAACAGGCACTGCGGTTGATATGCCTTTACAAACAGTAGATGGCAAAGCTGAAGTTACTAGGAAAGTAAATGTTTTAGTAAGTAAACTTGATCCTCATAAAGTTAAATTTAAAGATTTTTTTACTAATCGGGATATAGATCCTGGTGAATTAACAAATACTTTTTTACGAAGTAAGAAAATTAAAGAAACGAGTTATGATGGAAAAACGACAGAAACGATTGTCTACCAAACTCTCGTAAAAGATGTAGATGGTAACGAATATGTTATTAGTAGTAATCTTAACGATGCTGGTAATAGTAATCTATTAAATAAGGTTACAGCTACTGATAATTTTAGTAAAGTAACAAGAGATAAAACAATTCCTCATATTGTTGATAATCAAGATTATGATGTAAGTGGAACTGTAGAAGATTCTTGGTTCGGTTATTCAAATGATCCAAAGAGTGTTAAACAAGTAATAGAAAGCCAAGCTCAAGCGTATGGACAAAATGATCAAAGCTATATGGAAAATATAGGTAATCAAATGTCTGCGGAAATACACAAATTAGATACGATATTTACAACAACTGGTGAGACTTCTAATACGGACGGAAAGAATATAGCACTAAGAATTGTTTTAAATAGGCAAGAAAGAAAAATAATAGATGATAATATAAATGTAGACGCTACTTTTTTTCGTAATAAGAAAACTGGAATAACAGGAATAGTAAATGGATTAGAAGCTTTAGAATCTTATGCTGATTTAGTTTATGAAGGAAGCATTCCTATAACTAAAGAATCACTAGGAAATATTGCTAAAATACTTCAATATAGTGATGCTTCAGAGCAATATAGGCTACTTCGTGAAAGTGAAAAGCCAGTTAAAATTAATGTTTTAAATGATTTATTTAATAAACCAAGTGTTAAAACTTTATTTAGCAGAGACTTTTTAGAGAACAGACTACAATCTGTTGAGCCAGAAGCAAGAGAAAGATTAATAAACTCATTTCAAAAAGCTTGGGAAGAAGATTTTGGTCAGACAAATTTTAATCCAGACGCTCCTACAGGATTAGGTGCTGATATATCTAAGGCAACGAATACTAATAATGGGGGGAAAACTGGGGGCGAAGTAATTAAATCTCCTATAGGTGGTGAACAAGAAAGAGAAAAAGTTGCAGCCGCAAATAATAGAATTAATATTCTTAAAAAGGACGGTCTAAGCCATCTTGAAATAGTTAAAGCTGCCGCAGCAGATGATAATATAAGTAAAGCTCAAGCTGCTGCAATAACAGTAGGAGCACTTCTAGACTCAGGAGGTAGAGCAGTTGGTCAAGATATAATAAATATTGCACAAGATAGTATAATAGCAGATGCATATAGAAATAAACAAAAAATTTGGGATATAGCTAAAGCTAAATTTGCTCCTTATAGAGCTATTTATGAGTCTGTTTTTATACCTCCTAATGAACGACAAGAACGTAGTAGTCTTCTTGCATCTTCCTCTACACAAAGTCCTATAGATCAAGGAAAACTAGAAGATTTATATTCTGGACTAGATCCAAGATCTATAAAAGAAATAACAGATGAAGTTAATATAATAGCACAAGAAGAAGAAGATAAAAAAAATACTACAGTAATACCTAATTCTGTCGAGGGTAAAATTGAGTATATTGGAAAATTACTAGGAGATAATGAAAGACAAATTCAGTTTATGAAACGAGTAGTTAATCAAGAATCTCGTATGGGTAAGGCACCAGGAACGTATGACTTCTCAGGCTCTGAAGGAAGACGCGGTAGTTTTGGTGTTGCTCAAGTAGATGAGGTTGCTTTTAATCAAGTACAGAAAAAACTTAAAGACAGAAAAAATAGACTTAGTAAATATGTAGAACCTTTTAAAGATGCAACAGGTATAGATTTAACAACAGTTACATACGAAGATTTAGAAGATGATATACTATCTATTGCTTTTGCAAGAATGTATTTACGCCAAAGAACTAATGCGCCTATTCCTCAATCAATAGAAAAACAAGGTAACTACTGGAAAAAGTATTATAACACTTTTAAAGGCAGAGGAACAGCCAAAGAGTTTGTTGCAAATAATGAAAACTTATTTTCCCCAGAAGCATAACTAAATGAAAGCATTTAACGAACAGTTTTATGAAGACCTAGAAGGGCTTACTGAAAATACAAAGCCTTATAAAGGTGGTCCTTATTCTCAATCTTCATACGGATATACAGAAACCTTAACTGATTTAGAAAATGATCCTCAATATCAAGAGGATGCAGAAACGTATTTAACTTTTCTAGCTAAAAATACTACTGGCTGGCGTAAATTTATAGATCAAGGATCTTGGGATTCTAATGAGGATATTTTTGAAACTCTTAGAGATGAAGATTATCGTTTGGGTACAATAGTTACTCGGGCAGATCAATTAAAAGAAGCCCCTAAAAATGTTAAACAGGCTTATGCAAGACTTCGTAGTAGATTTGATGAAGCTGATATTGGCGAAGGAAATAGATTAAAAGCTTTTTATGATATATCAACAGAT